GAACCCGAACCAGAGCCACCTATTAGTCCTTTAGGTAGAAAACTTTTTAAGTTATTATAGGAGATGTGATGAAGGTTTATTATAGTAATTATCGTAATCATTGGATATCACCATACACAATATTAGAAAAAGTTTTCTTTTGGCGTGAAATTGAATATGATGAACCACTCATTGATCGATTGAGTAAAATCATACTACCATTCTCTACAGGATTGCAGAATGTTCTGAACTTCATTCATCCTCAAATTCAATATGTTAAAATAGACCGTTGGGATACTTGGAATATGGATGGCACATTAGCTGTCATCATTCTTCCAATGTTAAAACAATTACGTGCTGAAAAACATGGTTCAGGTTTAGTTGATCTAGAAGATGTTCCAGAATCAATGAGATACACAACTACCGAGGATTACGAATCACAATATACATTTGATTTTTATCGTGAACCAGATTTACAAAAGGTTCAATGTGATATACATGATCGTTGGGACTGGGTATTAGATGAAATGATTTTTGCATTCGAATATAAAATCGATGAAGATAATGGTGGCATAGATAAAGATTGGAAAAACAATTATAAACGTGTACAAAATGGTTTCCGTTTATTTGGTAAGTATTATCAAAATTTGTGGGATTAATTATGAAAAAAGAAAAGTTAATAGAAATTACTACTGCACTTAATCAAACTAAAGAGGCTTATCATAATCTACAATCAGCATTGAGTAGTGGTCCTGCTACATTTTATTTCGATCAGATTCTAGATTATTATTATGGTTGTATGGCTGCATCCAAATTCAAAGAAGGTGATAGAGTTAAGTTGAAAGAAGATGTAGATACTTCAGATGCGCCGGGTTGGAATAATTGTAAACATTTTCTAATTAAAGGTGCTCAAGCGGTTGTTACTTCTGTTGATTATCGTAAAGGTAAATTTTATTATGATATTATATTTGATGTTGAAACATACATCAGTACGGATGGTGATATTAAACCAGTAAGTAAAAAACATACATTTTGTTTTCAACAAAGATATTTAAAGAGGGTAAAAGACTAAATAAAAGACTGGCAACACACACAAACCGCCAGTATTCACACACAACACAGGAGATAGTATGAGTAATTTAACACCGTTCGAGATTCGCCTCGAACTTCTAAGAATGGCAAAAGAACTTTTGATGGAGAATTATTTCTCCGAGAAAGAACGCCTATCAAATGACTGGAACGTGAAAGTAGATGTGGCCAAATTAAACGGTCAACCTGTTCCAGAACATCCAGTATTTCCAACTTATCCATCAGAAGCAGATATCATTGCTAAAGCTCAAACGCTTAATGGTTTTGTTTCTAATACAACTGTAGATAAACCAAACAAAAAATCTACTTGATGGAGGGGTGGCTTCGGCCATCCTACACAACAGGAGAATCAAATGAATTTAAGATTTACTTTACTTGCTATATTGTCGGCTTCGCTTATATCGGTATATTCACTGAGTTTTGGTAACGATACACCGTTACCTTTAAAACTGACTTATGACGATTTGGGAAAAACTTCTCAAACTGAAATTAATTGTTTAGCACAAAACATGTATTTTGAATCAGCATCAGAACCAAAAGAAGGTCAAATTGCTGTAGCATTAGTCACATTCAATCGTATGAATAATGACAATTATCCAAACACCGTATGTGGTGTTGTTAACCAAAAGATCAATGGTGTATGCCAATTCTCATGGCGTTGTGACCCTAAGGCAATTGAGAAACAAAAGCGCTTGACAAGAGAGTCGAATTCGTTATATAATGAAATTCATGAACTCGCAACAAGAGTTTATATTAACCAAGATAGTATTGAAGATGTAACCAGAGGTGCATTATTCTATCACGCTGATTACATTAAGCCAACATGGAACAATATGAAAACCACTCGAAAAATTGGAAGGCACATTTTTTATGTCAAGATATCTAGGACTAAACATGGATAATAAACTTAAAGTAAATAACATTGTTTATATCTGTGTAACAATCATTGTCTGTTTTGTTATTTTTTCTTTTACACATTACAAGATTAAAGACCGTGAATTGATGTCGCAGAATATTGAAAAGGCAATAACGAAAGACGTTGATCCTTTAGCTGTTCGTTGTTCTTATGCACCTAATGATGACATTATTTGTATAACACATTCATTTGCACCAACAGGTAAGAAATAATTAAGGAGATATTATGGCAGTACAACAGTTTAGTATTAATCAAATTTCAAATCCAGCAGACCGTGATAAACTGTTAGGAGTTTTAAAAGAGTGTTCTAATTCATTGGTACGTATGGAAGCGGAACGTGATCTAATTAAAGAAGCAGTAAAAGATATTTGTGATAAACTACAATTACCAAAACGTGTCGTGAACAAGATGGTAAAAGTATATCATAAACAAAATTTCGATGAAGAGGTTGCAGTACAGGATCAATTCATGGAATTATACAATGCGGTGGTCAAGTAATGGCAACTAAAGAAGAGTCTAATAAGTTTTCTAAAGAAATAGAGATACTGGTGGCTGAAACAGATTACACGTATCTGGAAGCTATCGTAGAACATTGCAAGAAAACTGGACTTGAAATTGAAGTTGCTGCTAACTTGATTAATTCATCATTAAAGAGTAAAATAGAGTTTCAAGCACAAAACTTAAACTTACTGAAAGAGAAATCTGCAAGACTACCTATATGACTGGTTATGAAGCCTATTGTTTATACACTAGTTTAAAGTTACATTTCACCCAAGAATCATACAACTATTTTAAGTACGGCGGGAAAACAAACGTATCGATTGAGTCTTTTGAAAATAGAAAAGACAAATATCATTACTATAAAATTTCCCGCCGGTATGAGAAGGATGAATATGTTAATTTTCTAGTTGCCAATTTTCTCATTGATTCTAATGTTTGGATCGGCAAACTATTAGAAGATGAGGCACACCAAAACTATCTAAGTCGGCAAAAGATTCAACAGAGTTTGATGTATTCTTTTGAGAACGATTGCCGTAATCTATTTGAAGAGGTAAAGAACCCTAACGACCTATTGACAAATACTGATAACTATCCTATACTGTTAAGTAAGGTCTTTCGTAAAGAGACTAATATTGAGACTTTGATTATTCTATCAGATATATTAGGTTTCTTACCGATGTGGTGTAAGAAGATAAATGACACTATACAATGGCCAAACTTTTACCATAAATTAACAAAATATAAACTATTTCTTAATTATGATAAGCCAAAATATCAACAGAAGTTGAAGTCTATTCTGGTAATATAAATAGACTTAGGAGGAAGTAATATGAAATCTTTTAAAACTTTATTCAACGAGTCTAGTCTCGCACGTGTACATCAACACACTCAAGGTAGAAATATTGGTATGATTACTGCTCATCGTGGTGAGAATACTGCTGAAGAGAACAAATCACGTAATAAGGAATTAGAAGGTCATATTCGCAAGGCCGGTTATGGTTTTGTTAAAGTAAAAGGTCGTTATGTTGAGAATCATGGAACTGAACATGCTAGACCAGTCGATGAACATTCTTATTTGGTAGTTGGTAAGAAAGGTGATGATAAAGGTCATTTGAAAAACTTTCTGAAAAAGCATGGCGAGAAATATGGACAAGATTCTATATTACACAAGCCTCACGATTCAGAACATGCAACATTACATGGAACTAAAGAAGGTGGATTTCCAGGTAAAGACAAAGAACATTCTGTTGGTAAGTTTCATCCGAATAAAACACCAGAGTTTCATACTGCAATGAAAGGTAAGAGAACATTTGCATTTGAATCTGTGGAATTTTTAACTCCTGTTTCATTCTTTTCGAGGCAGGAATCTGAATTCTAGTTGACAACTAGAGTAAATTATATTATGATATTGTGGACAATCCGTTTATACATTTAATATAGGAAAATACGTATGACATCATTTGCAAATCTAAAACGCAATCGTGACAACATGGAAAAACTCACGAAAGCGCTCGAAACAACCACACAAAACTCCGAAGGCGGTAAAGACGATGATCGCTTTTGGCAGCCATCAGTAGATAAAGTAGGTAACGGTATGGCCGTTATCCGTTTTCTTCCAGAATCTCAAGTTGATGGTGATGATGCATTGCCATGGGTTCGTGTGTTCTCACATGGTTTCCAGGGACCTGGTGGTTGGTTCATCGATAATTGTTTAACTACAATCAATCAAAAATGTCCTGTTTGTGACCATAATTCTGGTTTGTGGAATTCAGGCATCGAAGCGAACAAAGAAATCGTTCGTAAACAAAAACGTAAATTAAATTATATTGCTAACGTTTATATTGTTTCTGATCCTTCAAATCCTGAAAATGAAGGCAAGGTTAAACTGTTTAAATTTGGTAAGAAGATTTTTGATAAACTTGACGAGGCGATGAATCCAGAATTCGCTGATGAATCTCCAATCAACCCATTCGATATGTGGGAAGGTGCAAACTTTAAATTGAAGATTCGTAAAGTTGAAGGCTATCGTAACTATGACAAATCTGAGTTTGATAAATCAGGTGCTTTATTTGATGATGATGCTAAGTTAGAAGCAATCTGGAAATCTGAACATTCATTGAAAGAGTTCATTGATCCTAAGTTATTCAAATCTGCTGATAAACTAAAAGAACGTCTTGATAAAGTTTTGGGTGGAGTAACACAAGAATCTGTACCTACATCTGTTGAACGTAAGTTTGCAGCTGCTGAGGTAGAGGCTACAATACCAAAAGCTAAATCAACTCCGAGTTTAGATGAAGATGATGAATTAGATTACTTCAAATCTTTAGCTGATAGTGAGTAAGATTAAAAGGAACCGAAAGGTTCCTTTTTTTT